AGTCGCGGCCAGCTTCTTCGCCCGGACTTCGGGCAGGATGCGGGTGCCGCCGCCGGACCCGCGTTTGGCAAGATCAGGCGTACGCACTGGTGGTCGGCGCACATGAACGATACGTTCAGCGTATCCATCGGCACGCGGTTCAACCACATGCTACCGATAAAGTTCATCAACGATGACGGAATCCCCACCGTGGCCCCGGATCGGTTCAGCGGCGTCATAACCTCCACGCTTGAAGACAACTACTCGAAAGAGGGGGGTATTGCCTGGGAATGCAATAGACAGTATCCTTGCACGATTACCTCAATCGGCGGATATGTGATGACTCAGGACAAGTGAAATGCTTGGCGGTTTGGGCAGTATTTTCAGTGGTATCGGCAGCTTCCTTGGTGGGAAGGCCATGGCCAAGGGCTATAAGCAGGCCGCCGCGTCGTATCGGGAAGCGGCGCGTATCACCAAGATTTCCGGGGAACTGAAGGGGCTTGCCCTTGACCGTCAAATCTACAAGCTGCAAGGCGAAGGAATCGCGGCGGCCGGCGCTGGCAATATCGCGCTTACCGGCAGCGCCAAGGATGCCATCCAGTCCAATCTTCAACAGGGCTACTTGTCCAAGGCCGTGAACGTGCTCAACACCAAACTTGAGTACCAGTCGTACATGGCACAGGCTGCCCAGGCAGAGGCTTCCGCCAAGGCGACCAAAACCGGTATCCTGGGGCTCATTGGTGGTGTGCTCGGCGCGTTTTCGGACGACCGCTTGAAAGAGAACGTGAAGCTTGTCGGTCGTCGTGGCGACGGTATTGGCATCTATCGCTTCAACTACAAGGACGACAATACCGTTTATGAGGGCGTCATGGCGTCCGAGGTTGCCATGCTTCGTCCGGAAGCGGTTCACGAGCATGGCGGCTATTTGCGTGTCGATTACGGGGCGCTTGGACTCAAGCTCAAGAAGGCCGCCTAGTCATGCCGAAGATTCCAGAGTACACCAACAACATCTTTCCTGACGCCGGCCCACTGGCCGCGCAGGCCCGTGACGCCGCGCAATCCGGATATTATCGGGGGCAGATGATCGAGGGGGCATTTCGCGACCTTGGACGCGGCTTAGGGGCCTTTGCGTCGCGATTCGAACAGGATGACAGACAGGCATCCCAAGAAGAAATAGCGTCGCTCACGGCCGCTGTGGCTGAAACGAACGCCAATCTTTCCGTTCAGTGGAAGCAGAAACTGTCTCAGTCCGATCCGGGAGACAGTTCCACTGCCACGAAGTTCATAGAGGAAGACTTCAAGAAGGCGTTCGACACCATTGGCGCCGACTTGAAGACAGAGAAGGCGCGGCAGTACTTTCAGACGGCCCGCGCACGGGCGTTCAAGCATTTCTACACTTCCGTGTCTGCCGACCAGGCGAATGTCGCGGCGCAGTGGGGCGCCGAGCAGGTCGGGAAAGTGTATTCGCAGTTCAGCGTTTCAATACAAAGCAGCCCCACCTCGTGGCGCTCCATCATCGAGCAGTCGAACGAAGCGATAGACGCTTTGTCCGAGGCCCACGGCATCGACAAGGGCACGGCGTCCAAGCTCAAGGACGAGAACAACCGCAAATATGCACAGACTGCAGCCGAGCAGTGGATACACGATTCGCCCGAGCAGGCGCGAGAGGTCATCAAGCGGGGTGACTTCGACGATTTCATCGATGGTGACCAAAAACAAAAACTTCTTGAAGACGCCGACCGTCGGGATGCCGAGCTTGACCAGAACGAATTGGCTGCATCGGCGGCCGCGCTTAAGCAGCGCCAGAGAGAAGCAAGCGCCGCAATCAATGAGCTGCAACTGTCGGTGAAACCCGGAAAGGATGGGAGGTTCGAGGTTCCGCCCGACTACATGGAAAAATTTGACGCTTTGGCGTTGCAGTACAAGGACGTTCTGTCCCCGGAGGAAATCCAGGCCCGAAGAAATTGGGCGGCATCGCAGGCCCGGCGTTCGGTAACGGGCGATTTTCCCGCGCGAAACGACAAGCAGACCGTGTTGGACTTCACGGCGCGGGCGCTCAAGAAAACCCTGACGGAAGCGGAAATCCTGCAAGCCGCCACCGATGGCCGCCTCACGGAATCGGGTTTCAACCATTACATGGGTTTGGTAAACAAACCCGTGAACGCCAGCCGGGAGGCGTCCCAGGCCCGGAAATGGCTTCGCTCGAAAAAGAGCTTCATAACTTCGTCCGCCGTCGGGAACGAAGACACGTTTGGCGCCGACCGGTACCAGGATTACGAAGACGACATGATGGAGAAATACGACGAGTTCATTGCGGCCGGAAAATCCCCGAAAGAGTGGAAAGAGTATGCGAACGAGGCGCTCGGAAGCTATGAGTATTCTCGCACAGAGGCGATGGAGTTTTTCAAGGACACCGACAAGAAATCCGAACAAATAACGGATGTCGAGGCACCCGATACCTGGTTCAACAAGCGGGAAGGCGAATCTGCCAGTAATTACATAAACCGGATCATGTCCGAATGATCAAAATAAAGACAAAATTCGGGGACGCAGAGATTTTCGGGGCGTTGCCGGGTTCCGACCCGTCTACACCCGCGCCCGCGCCTGCACCTGAGCCCGAGTTCGAATTAAAGGACTCCATGGCGCCGCCACCGCTGGTCCCGTCCAGTGGAGCCCTTTCGGGGGTTGAAGGCGCGCAGAATCTCATAAAGGCCCACGAGGGTCTGCGCCTCACGGCATACCGTGATCCCACCGGCACATGGACCATCGGCTATGGCCATACATCAGCAGCCGGAGGCTTGCAGGTCGGCCCCGGAACCCAAATAACGAAAGAGCAGGCTGAAGAATTGTTCCAACAGGCTTACACCAAGTTTGCCGGAAATGTGTCCAAACGCTTGACCCGAGAGGCATCGCCGAATCAAATGGCGGCCATGGTGTCGCTGGCCTACAACATCGGGATTGGTGCGTTTTCGAAATCGACGGTTCTCAAAAAGTTCAATGCGGGGGACTTTGCCGGGGCTGCCGCTGCATTCGGGCGTTGGACAAAATCGAAAGGCGTGACACTGAAGGGGCTTATTGTTAGGCGTCACGCCGAAGCGGAGTTGTTTCGCTCCGGCAGTACCCCGGCGTCCAAGCCACTCAGGCACCCCCTTCTCGGTACCAATTCCGCCAAGACGCCCGATATCAAGCACGTAAGCCGCCCGCTTCTTGATGCCGTTGACGGTATTCAAAAGAGGTTTGGAAAGGCTTTCGATTTTCGTCCGACACCAAATGGACAGTCGGTTACGGTCAACGTATCCGGCATGTCTGATTCCGAAAAGCGCGCGTTTGTCAAGAATGCGCGGCAGAGCGGGGTCCCCGGTATTGGTGTGTACGGCGATTTTGTACATCTCCGGGCGGGCAGGACAAGGGCGTGGGGGAAGGATTACACTGCTAACAGCCTTCCCCAGTGGGCCAAGGAGACTCTGAATGGCTGAAGATACAGCCCCGGTTCCCGAGCCCCTTGCGCTCGTGGCCGGAACCGCCCAGGCCTTTTCGGCTGCCGGAGAAGAAGCCGCAAAGCAGGTACTGAAACCGCTTCCCGAGGATGCGAAGAAACCGAAGGGTGTTCGCATGCTCAACTCGCTTCGCGACGCCGGGTACTCCAACGAGGAGATCGCGACATTCAAGCACGATTTGACGCAAAAGCTTGCCGACAATGGCGCGACCAAGGACCGGATTGAAGCATTCTGGGGCGAGCAGAACACGGTCGCGGCCGTTGAAAAAATGGGGAAGGACAAACTCAGGCAGACCGGCTGGTCGTACGAGTCCCTGGACGAAGCCAACCCGAACAGTTGGCTTGACAATCTTTGGGCCGGTCTGGAAGTTGGCAACGTAAATCTCGCGCTGGGAACCCGGCCCACCATGAGGCCAAGCGACAATCCGTCATTCGGCTCGGCAGTCGCTTTCGCCGTCGGACAAACGCTGGCCGATTTGCCCATTGCGATTCCGGCATTTGTTGGCGGTACGACCGTTGCGGCCGAAACGGGACCCTTGGCCCCGGCGTTCGGTATGGCGGCGGCTTCGGGTGCGACCACGTTCGTTCGCGAGAGCGCGCTCTTGCAGTTTTCCAAGCGGGAGGACGCATCCACCAGGGAAATGGCCGAGGCTTGGGGCGGAGTTTTGAAGAAAACGGCTGTATCGAGCGGCATAGGTTTTGTTGGCGGCGTTGTTCTTGGGCCGGCGGCAAACCAGCTTCAAAGAGTGGGCGCGAACCGGGCCGTCAGCTATCTTGGCGCGGATATCGTGTCCGGTGGTGTCCAATCGACGGTCGCTGCCGCGCTTGAACAGCGGCTTCCCACGATGAAGGATTTCGCCGTCGGGACCCTTCTTGCCGGTGTATCGCACGTTGGCGCCATCGGATCGATGGTGGGCAGGTCGGGGCGGTTCGTTCCGACGGAATTCGGCGCCAAGGTCATGAACAATATGAAGGAGATTTGGGGCCAAACCGGGGTACACCCGGCCGATATCGGCAACGCGGCTCGCAACAACCCATATCTAAAACAATCAATCGTGTCCACGAACCAGCACGGGGACCCGATAATTCAGCCCTGGAAAGACCCGGCGGCCGTCGAAGGTGACCCGGTGAAAGCCGCAGAAATGCCGGTGAAAGCCGCAGAAATGCCGGTGAAAGCCGATGCTCCGGAAGAACCCGAGCCGTTTCAGTTTCGTGAAAGCGCCAAGGCAAGTCCGGAAACCGGGATTTTTAGGGTCACGGCCGCATCGCCGAATCAGGTTCTTGCACTGCTTGACAGGTCCGATCCGGACTATGTGTCGCCCTCCGGATCAATAGGCGTGTTTCAAATCACGCCCGGACTGGCGCGGAAGCATGGATTTGATCCGGCCAAGCTGACGGACCCGGAGTACAATCGCACCGTCGCGGCCACGCTGGCGGAAAAATACGTGAAGACTTTCACGGACGAAGATGGGACCGTGGACTTGGAAGCCGTCCTCATTTCGATGAGCGACTCGCCAGAGCGTGCCATGCGGTTCCGGGCGGATGGCCGCGTATTCGACAATCTGTCCAACGAGACGCAAGACATGATTCTTCGTTCTGCGGATCGTTTGGACGACAACACCGTCATGGAGCCGCCAAGGGGGCCGCCAAGGGGGCCTCCGGGAGAACCGCCAAAGGGACCGCCTGGAGAACCGCCCGCCGCCGATATGACACCGGACCAAGTTGATGCGGCAATACGAAAGACCTTTGCCCTTCCGGAGAAAGAGAAGGCCAATGTTCGCGATATAGTGCGAAATGGGTTCACGCAGTTGTCGGAGTACAATCCGGCGCGGCGCTTTGACCGCGCGGTGAAGCCAACGGAAGAATTCAGCCTTACCGACATTGCCCAGTTGCGCGGGTCCGTGCGCGAGCGTGCGGCGTCTCGGATATTCCTGGGCGGCATGAAGCTTGTCACGGACGACAAGGGACGTGTCGCGCATGTTTTTGACGGTTCTCCGGCATTGACCGCCGCCCTGGCGGAAGCAGTGAAGATCGACAAGGGCAGTTACGGCGGTTTTGTTTTGCACATGCAGGCCCGCGACACGTTGGACCGGGCGAAACTTGGAAAGGTAACGACGCTCGATCCGGCCATTGCCACTCGTAAACTGGAGCAAGACGGCTCCAAATATGATGCAGCCGTGGCGAAATGGCGCGATGCCGTGGACAACCGCATAGATGAGTATGTGGCCAGCGGCCTGATAAGCAAGGGACGGGCTGATGCATGGCGTGAAAGTCACCCGAACTGGTTTCCTCAGTACACGGACGACCAGAAGATAACGGGGCGCGGGTTGTTCAAACGCGCCAAAGGGCAGGAAAACCGGGTCAAGATGCCGGTTTTGTCGGCCATGGAATTGACGCGTCGCGGCGAGCATGCCGTGGCGGTCAACCGTGAGCGGGCATACACAGTGGCAATGATGCTCAAGTATCTCGACGGGGAAGACGTTGTACCGAGGTACGGCCACGACATGGATTTGGAGGTCTTTGCGCAAAGCCGCAAGGACGGCCCTTTGCGGGTTATAGACCGTTCGGACGAGGCATTCGATCCCGTCACCGGCTGGCCCGAACCGAAAGAAACCTTCACCGAGAAGGACGGGGACCTGGTCATCCGGTTCCGGGAGAAGGGGAAACTCCTGGAGTATCGTCCGAAGGACACGTTCATCAGCCGCGAGATCGTGGAGATGTTGCACGGTATTAGCGATTTCGATCCGGGGCTGGCGAACGCTTTCGTTCAACGTACCGCTCGTGGCGTGCGCACTTTGACTGTGGAGACTCCGGCATTCGTTATCAAATCGATGTTGCGAGACGGCGCCACCGCGTCTCTTGTCAACAAGTACGGGGGCGTTCCGTATCTCAACGTCATCCCGAACGTGTTGACGGTGTTCGGTCAGGTCAGAAAGAGAATCAAGGCCGTCAAGGCGGGCGGGCTTGATCCCGACAATCCGAACGACGCCATAGTCAAGAAATTCCAGGAATTCGGCGTGAACGGGGGAATGGGTGCGGCGCTCGTGGACATGGCCCGCAGCAGTTCCTTTGATGACATGGTCGCGTTGGACCGCATCGGGCACTTCGATGCAATGACAAATTCGGTGAGAAACCCCCTGGTCTTGGCGGCCAAGAAGTTCCGATCCACCGCAGCCACGGCACGGGAAATCATGCGCGCGGGCGATGCGCTGACAAGATACACCGTGGCCAAGAAGGCCGCGCCAGAGCTTGGGATAACCAAGTCGGCGTTGGAGGGGCGCAAGGTATCCGGCGACTTCGCGGAAAAAGCCGGAAACCGCATGCTTCAGTTCCTGATGACCTGGACACCGTTCTTTCCAAGCTCGGTCCGGGGTGCCCAGTCTGTTATCAGGAACATCGCCAAGAATCCCGGCCGCCTGGCCTACCTGGGAGGCTCGTGGGCCATGGCGAACATCGCGGTTCGGATGTACAACGAGTGGTATGAAGAAGCGAACGGTGTCCCGGAGCAGGACCGCATTTCATCCATGGGGCCGAATGCTTACGACAACAAGCTTCCCATATGGTTTGGTGGGGTCAAGTACAACATTCCGACGCCATTCGTGGTTCAGCCTTGGCTTGGCGGTCTGCCGAACCGGTTCCTCGATTGGTACAAGAAGGACGATCCGCAAGCATTCAAAGGCTTCCAGACAAGTGTCCTGCAAGCCATCCTGCCTCCCGGCATCGGCCCGGTCCTGGCAAGCCCGTACGTGAAGGTTCCCGTTGAACTGGTCACCGGCACGGACCCGCAAACCGGGATTCCCATCGTGCCGCCCAGCATGGACGGGGCGTTCGGGTATACACAGTATCAACCTTGGACAAGCGAACTGGCCAAGAACATCAGCTACAGTTTGGGGCCGCAGGGGATCGGCCTCACCGACTTTTCGCCATTGTACGTTGACAAGCTTGTCAATGATTTCAGCGGCACCATCGGCACGAACATAATCCATCTTTTTGACCCCGCTCTCGGGTCTGGCCGCGCTCCCGGAGATTCCGATTTCAAGCTGTTCGAAACGTCGTTCATTGCCCGCAATCCGGGCAAGAACGCTGCCCCCGTGCGGGAATTCTACGACCTGGCGCGAGAGGTGAACAAGTTCAAGGAGTCCATCCGGCTCATGAAGGACCGGGGAGAATTCGAGGAAGTTGCGAAACTTGAGCAAGACCCGCGCGCCGGTCTCAAGCTCAACAAGATTTTGAAAGCGCTGACCAAGACACGGAAGATCATCGAGCGCACGACATACGACAAGACGATGTCGGCAAGCGACAAACGTCAAATCTTCGATAACATGTATGCCATCCGAATTCAGATAGCGAAGTCCGGCGTCAAGCTTATCCGTGAGGCGATGGCGCAGGCCAACCAGACCCCGGAAACCCCGGAAACGCCCGAACACGGACCGACGGACCCCGGAACGCCCGGAGGACTGACCGGAGAAAATTGACACTCGTCCGATATTCGTATACGTATCCAGGGGTAATTGGAGAGAAAAATGGCTGGTAGAGATTTGCCCGGTCTTGGGCTTTCCGCTTTGATCGGTTTTTGGGGGACGGGATTCAACGGCTGGGGAGCCGAGATGGACGCGAACCTGCGTCTTCTGTCGGTGCTGCTGAACGCGAAAGTCCTTGACCGCGTGGCGGCAGTCCCCGGATCGCCGTCGGAAGGCGACATCTATTTGCTGACCGCGAACCCGAATATCGACACCATTGCCGTCAGGGACGACGGCGCATGGGTCTATTACACCCCCATCGAAGGCTTTGTTGTTTGGGTCGCCGATGAGGACCAGCACTACATTTACACTGGTACGGCGTGGGCCCCCCTCTCCCTGTTTCCGCGTTTCTCCTTCAACGCGGGGACCTTCACGGGCGGCACGTACACGCCGGACCCGGCCAACGGAAAGCTTCAATTTACAATTAACGGCGGCGCACATACTCTGGCCCCGCCTACGGCCATTGGCGATTACGAGATGGCCATTCAGTACACCAACAACGCATCGGCCGGAGCCATTACCACGAGCGGATTTACCAAGGTCAACGGCTCGTTCACCACCACGAACGGCGACGATTTCCTTGCGCGGATCACGAAACTCAATGGTTTCACCCTGCTAGAGATCATTCCGCTGCAATAAGGCATGGCGGTCCCTCCTCCGATACGGAATATTCGAGGACTGCGGCAGAACATACCGGGCGGTTTCGTTCTGGGGCGCCTTGGGAAGGGCCGTGGCAAGCCCCAGCTTATCCCAATATCGCCGGACAGTGGCATCCGGGTGAACCCCGGAAACCCCAATTCCAGTCCGACAGGGGGCCAAACCCCGGTGTCCGTCTCCTTGCAAGCCGCACTCGACGCCGTAACCTCGGCGCAGGGCTCGATTTTGTACCGGAACGCGACGAATTGGGTTGGTCTTCCGCCCGGTACGTCGGGCCAGTTCCTGAAGACCAATGGGGCTGGCGCGAACCCCGAATGGGCGTCGGTCAGCGCCAGTTCCACTTTCGAGATCGTGGCGTTCGTTCCGGGGACCCCGGCACTCCTGGTGACCATATGGCAGTACCGGACCGCACGCGCTTTCACCCTGGCCGATGACTTTGCCGGATCGCAATGCAGGCTGGTCACGGCGCCCGGACCAGGTGGCGCCACCTACCACGTGGTTCACGACGCAAGCATCTTCGGAACCATAACGTTCGCGGCCGGTTCCGTGGATGGCGTTTTCGCCACGACAGGGGGTTCGGAAAGTTTTGCGGTTGGAGACCGGTTGTCGTTGTTCACAATCGGCTCGTTGAACGGCGCGGCGGATTTGTCCGTCACGTTCTTTGTAAGTTGATATTGACTGCGTGTCGTTTACCCTGCTAGGCTGCGAAAATGACAAAGCCGCACCACACTTTTGACGTTACCGCGCTGCTCCTGGTTGTCGGCGCATGGTTGCAATACCTGCCGCTGTTGGCCGCAGGCCTGGCGGCCTTGTGGTATTTCGTGCAGATTTGGGAGAGTAAGACAGCGGTTTGCATAAAGGAAAGGCTGAAAAGAAAATGGAAATAAACAGGGCTGGGCTAAACCTCATAAAGCGTTACGAAGGTTTTCGTGCAGAGGCATACCGGTGCCCTGCGGGAGTACTTACCATAGGTTACGGCCATACGACGGCGGCGGGAGAACCCGAGGTTCATCCGGGCATGCTGATCACGCGGGAGAACGCGGAGAAAATCCTCGCATCCGACGTTGAAAAGTTCGCGAACGGCGTGGACAAGTACCTGAGCCGTACGCCGACGCCAAATCAGAGGGCGGCCATGGTGTCGCTGGCCTACAACATCGGTCTTGGTGCGTTTGAGCGGTCGTCGGTGCGGCGCAAGTTCAACGCCGGGGACTTGACAGGGGCAGCGTCAGCCTTTACTCTTTGGGTGAAAGCTAATGGGAGAACGCTCCCCGGTCTTGTCAACCGCCGACTCTCGGAAGCCGCGCTTTTTAAGTCAACCTCGGAATCTTCGGAAACCGAAACACCAAAGGAAAGAACCACCTCAATGAGCAGCATTCTGTTTTCGCTTCTTGGCCCCATGATTTGGCCCATCCTCTCCGGCCAGCTTCGGCATTTGCTCACCCTCGCCGGGGGATGGATCATGGCCAACGGTTGGATTGACGGCAGTTCCTGGGAGCAGGTTGCTGGCGCCATCATGGCCGCAGCCGGGTCCATTTGGTCGGCTGCGCACAAGGGCGGTCAGGTAGACAAGGATAAGCTCGCTGACAAGGTCCTGGAAAAGGCGGCAAGCTACAAGGCCAATTTCGGTCCCAAATAATTTCCTGTCCGGTCCGGTTCGCTCCCTGCGGGCCGGACAATGCCCGGTGTCCATGTCCACACCGGGCAGTGGGGCCAGCCGACTGTAGTGCTGGCCCCATCTCATTTGGGGCTATTGTTCCAAGGAAATTTCGGAAAGCAGATGTTTGTGCCACTTGATTGGCATTACAACCATCAGCGGCGAGCATGGCGCCATGGGCCCCCCAAAGGTGATGCCAACAAGTTTGCCGTTGGTATCGAATATCGGGCCGCCAGAAGAACCTTGACACGTTCCGGCGCCGGATAATACGACCGCATCAACGCGAAACGTGTCAAATTGTATAGGTACTTTAGGGTTCGCAACGATGAACTGGCCTAGAATGTCAGGGTGACCAAGCGCGTTTGTCATCGAGAAGACACGCTCCCCGGTTGTCAAGGGTTTATCCCTGATCGTCGCCTGGTGGAAAAATTCCGCGTTCGGAACTTGTATGATGGCGGCATCGTGTTTTGGATCGGTTGCCGCGACAATCGCCGCGCGCTTTTGGCCGGCATTATCCTCCACCATAAGCCCGTTGCTATCCTCCACACAGTGCGCCGCCGTGGCGACCAGTCGTTCGGTTTCTGAAACGATGACGCCAGAACAGAACATGCGGCCGTTTCGAAAGAGAGAAACATTCAAGCCCGAATGTTTCGTGAAATCCATCTGGTAAGGCCCAACGCTGCTGGCGACAACGCACAAAAAAAGCACCAATCCAATAAAGGCAACGCTGAATTTCACGCCGAAAATCGTGTAATCATCGGGGCGGGTCATTTTCTTCCTCCATCAGTATAAGTTCCAGTCTGGCAAGAGCATTCCAGGCTTCGTGCGCGGCATGGAGCAATTTTGATTCTTCATCAAGCGCCCTGGGATTGGCGGAACAGGCCAACCCGTGCCGGAACTTGGCGTCTCCGTAATGTTCCACCGCGCCCGTAACCGACCGCCAACCTCCCCACGATCCGTATTTTTGTCTCCCTAATTGCGACACCCGAGCCACGGCCGTCAGCGCTTTCGGGAAATAGCACATGACACCTTGCATAATCGGAACCTTGTTTTCATGGTCCTTGTTGCCGGCGTAGCTTTTCATGTTCCAACCTCCGCCCATATCACGGATTTATCTACATTAACTTCGGTAGAGTCAACGAACACCGGCATTCTTGCCGTCATTCCATGCTCCGGATGCATGAACCATAGCTGTTGTGAAGGTCTCGATGGTTCGGCCCGGAGAACCAAACGGGCGTATTCGTCGTATCCCTTGAGCGCGCCGTTAACGATGGTGCGGCCGATCCATAAATCCTGGTGCCAATGGCCCATGATAAGGTAATCGAAATCGCGGCCGAGCTTGAATTCGCTGTTGCGCAACTTGATGGCGCCACGAGCGATTGGGCCAAGCGCCCCGATTATGCCGTCCCCGCCCTTGACGCCGAGCGCGTCTCCGTGCGTCTGGAGGATGCGGTGACCCGCCACCTTGTACAGGATATCCGTATGGTCCGAAACGGTGACAACGACTTTCGGGTTTCCCGCGTAATGCCGCTGTAGCATCATATAAAGGTTCCACTCATACGACAAGAACACCCGGTTTTTTGCTCGGGGCTTGTGCGTGGTCCGGCCATGGTTTCCGACCGTGCACGGAACGAACACACGCCCGAAATTTTCGGCCATGGTGTCGATTGCCCAGATGAGAAGTCCGAGCACCTCATTGACGCATACGAACGGCGGGGCTTCGTTCGTTTCGCGAAGCTCCTCGTGAATGTCGCCGGAGATAAGATCGCCGTTAAGGGCTATCACGATACCGGACGGCGCGGAGGTATTGCCCTGAAACGCAAAACCCTTGGCCAGGCGTATCGAGTTTTCGACAAGCGAATGCACACGCTTCCCGGCAATGTCGCGATTGAATTCGTTGGCATACGCCGTCCCGGAAATCGAGACGTTCTCGCCGTAGTGCCAGTCGGACCAATGGCAGAACGGAATCCCGGCGCGTGCCTTACGGCCAACCCTGTTTGCATCGATAACCCATTTCGGCGGGTTGACGGGCTCATTGGAAAGGCCATAGATTTCCTTGCGCACGGCTTCGGCATTTTCATTGTGCCGGTGCAACAAATTCAATTCCTGCTTCAACTTGCGAATTTCAATGAGCGCGCTTTCGAGCGGGTCTCGCTTGGGCGTCAAAAACACCTGGCGCTCCTTGGCCAGCCGCACCCAATGCTCCACCGTGTTTCTGGTGGCGCCAAGCACGTTACCGGCTTTGGCGCAGCTGCCTTCTTCCGCCACAACGCGAAGAACTTCCCGTAGTTTTTCTTCTGTCAATCTTTTCATTGCAGGTCTCTTTGCGGTTTACCGTTCTTCATGTCCGAGCGGATCGAATATATCGGTGGATCGTTTTTGCCGATTCTCACAAGCCTCAGAGCCACTTCCTTGTTGCGCCGCCTCCAATACTTGGCGATCTTTTGAAGGAGCACATTGGCATTGCGCTCGATAAGCCAATCGGTCTGCTTACGCTTTGACATGCGTTGCATTCCCGACAAGGCGCAGAAAATCGCCGAGCGACAGAACCGCGATCCAGTCTTCGTGGTTTCTCTTGTGGGCAACAATCGGGATTTTTCCTTTCGCGTCCCTGGTGGCTTGCGCAAGCCACGCGTATGGGTTTCCCGCCTCCACCCGTTTGCACTCGAAATGGAAATCGGCAAGAGACGGGACCACGACATCGGGGCTATCGACGCCGCCGCTATATTGCTGACCGCGACGGGCCTCGATGCCATGGCCGCGAAGGAATTCAACAAGTTCCAATTCTCCCCTTTTTCCCTTGGCACGGCTGTTCATTTCTTGTACCTTTCCCCTTCCGATATTTCTACACCGACGGGCATTCCCATGTCTTCGGCCCACCGGGACCGCTCAAGCATTATGTTTTCAAGTACCACAGAATCGCGGTCGGTCTCAAGCACTATTTCGTCGTGCACGGTTAACACGATTGGCAGCCCGGCCGCTTCGCACCGGAACATTGCGTATACGAGCAGGTCGCGGGCCAGCGCCTGGATGACGTTTTCCGTCAGCAAACCGCCGTACATGTCGCGGTTTACAAGTTGTCCGGCCCGGTACGCGAGCGAAGTCCACGCGGGCCGAAGGTCGTTCTTGTCCCACGGTACCGCCCGCCGACATGGCTTCGGAGCAAAGTACCAAAGCTTCCGTCCGGACGGGAGACGCGCCGTCAGCCATTCTCCTTCGAGCCGGTACTCAACCCCGTAAGCCTCGCACGGCCGCTTTTCCCACACGGCAGTGATGGCCGCCTTTTCCAGGCCCCGCCAAAGTTTTGGCACTTCCGGCGCGAAATCCTTGCGATACGCATCTATGGCGGACTCGGCGAACGCAATGTCTTCGTTCGTGCAATAGCGTTTGTGAAACGTTTTCGCGCCCATGCCGAACCCGGCGCCGAGAATCGTGTTCTTGCCGATGGTGTACTCGTGAAGGTTCTCCTTCTTGTTGATCGGCCTGTGGAAAATCCGCTCCGCCATCTCGACGTATGGGTTCCCCCGGATGAAAGCGTCCAACCCCCGCTTCGCGCCAGCGAGTGCCAGCACCAAGCGCGCTTCAACTTGCGTATAGTCGCCCATCAGAAACCGGGTGCCGGGCTTGGCGATCAAGGCATGGCGAAGACCGTTCGACACGGTTGATATAGGGTCGCCAACCGTGGCGCGTATGTACTCCGGGTCTTTCGACATGATGGCGGAAACAACCTCGTCCACCCCGAATTCTCCGGTTCCGCGCGGAAAATTCTGCGGCTGTAAAAGCCGCCCGGCCCATCTCCCCGGACCAGCGCCATGGTACTGCAACAATCCGCGTGCACGTCCGTCGCTGCCCCGAACCGCCAGCATGGAATGCAGCTTCTTGATGCTGGCATGGTTGATTTGTGCGCGCAGCTCCAAAGCTTTCTTGCACGGCTCGGGAAGTTTGGAAATATCGCCCGTGTCGCAGTCCGGCTCCGACAACTCGAAATCGTCTTCGGCTTCGCCAAGCAGCGTGGCCACGGTTTCCTTCCTGAGGTCCGCAATTTCGCAACCCTGGCCACGCATCCATGCCAGGAACTTGTCTCGTTGCGTCGGGCGGCATCCGACAAGCGCCTCGAATTTTGCAGAAATTTCCGGAATGACACGGTTGCAAATGTCGATACCGGCCCGAACGTAATCGGCATCTATTGCTATGCCGCGATCATTGATGCGCTGGTCCAGTTCCCAAACCTCGCGTTCGCCGCTCTGAAAATCTCCTACGCGCTTTAATATGTCAATTTCGACGCCCACGTCCGTCTTGCAATACGCACCGACACGGGCCAGCGTTTCCGGCGAACGGTCGTATGTTCCCGTTTTCTTGTTCGGCCTGGACAGACTGACGGTGAGCCTCGAACCTTCCAGGTCCTTTTTCGTTTGCAGGCTCAACATGTGGGCCAGTACATCAAGCTTGCCGGACAGCCCCTTCATGAGGGAAACGGCCATGGTGTCGTGCCAGCGGCGTATGGGGATTTCCGGCCAGCCAAAGCGCTCAACCATGATCGCCTGCCAGATGTTGCGCTCGAACATCGCATTGTGGCAAACGAAATTCACCGCTTCGTCCTTTGCGAGAGCGAACAGAAGCGTAGCATGAAAAGCCAAGTCTCCCGCCGTGAGAACCTCGGGAGGACCCCCGTCAATCGAGTAGCCGACGCACAATATTTCGGTTGAGGGGTGGCGCGCATAGACATACGCGCCACACTTTTTCAAATCACACCGGCTGGCCGTCTCGAAATCGATCAAGACAGACGTTGCCATGCCTAAAGCGGGATTTCACCAGCCGCAATTGGATCAAAATCCGGCGTCAGCTTGCCGATGTAGTCCCGGAAGACTTCCACCGGGTCCGCAACGCGGCCCACGCGCGGTCCATCCTTGACCCAAAGCACCTGTTTGATGTACGCGGTTATGCCGTGTGAATATTTGGACCCGCTGCTTTGATATGGTACCAAGGCGAGCCGCAGCAGGACGTAACAGCCATGGTAAAATTTTTCCTTGTGTTCCGCAAACTCCGGACTGTCCCGCCGCAGTTCCAAAACCTTGTTTCCGGACAAGACGAAAAGATGCGGGGGAATGTTGATCCCGGTTTTTGCGTTGAGAACGACGGAACCCAAATACATCGTCCCATCCCGGCCCCTCTCAATGGCATCCGCCGCCTTCTTTTCTCCCGACACGAGCGGAAAATGGATTTCCGGTAGGGGTTTATCCGGCCACTTGGCGCGCGCAACCGCCGCCAAGGTCGCTTTCAGGTTCTTGAGATCGTCGCTGTCGGGTTCAAACAGAAACGTTCCATTGTACGTGGCCTGGCCCGTTCTTCCCCCCTCAAGCTTCGGTGCCGTGGGCGTGACAACGTTCAAAAACGCCGCGCGAACGGGTTGTTTCAATACGTATTCATTTTCAGGAGTGTTCATCTTTTCGATCCTTTTCCAGGCCGCTGTTAAGGAAATCGGAGAACGTCTCGGCGGCCGTCGGAACGTTCTGCCCCACGCGGCGGTCGGTTTCAATCGCCACGGTGAGTCCGGTATCTGGTGTATAAGACCATTCTGAAACAAGAACTTTCGCCGCATCGGAGATTTTCTCCACTTGCGCGGGCGACTTCAGCTTCGGTGCAACCATGGCCAAATCGCCAAACTTGGTCGTTAAAGCCGCTTCCGCACCGTCTTTCCAAGCGCGGTCGGCTTTTTTCTTGACCAGCTTGACGCCGGGAATCCGGCGTCCTTCAAGGGCGCGAAAAAGTGTACTGGCCTCGATGGCCTTCAAATACATCTTGATCATTGGAATCATAGTGAATTCCTGACCGAGTTGCTCATCCGTAAACGTTTCCGGTTTTTCCGTTGCCGCGATTGCCGCTGCACGGAACATGCCTTTCAACGCCGGACATCTCAGCTTCACCGGACAAAAACGGCACCACTCCCCGGGGACAAATGTGGCATCCTCGTCCGCCTTATACATGGCAGGAACCAGTACATCCTTGCCCCATTTCCTGACCTCGCCCACCGTTGTGAGCCAAGTGCGCACAGGTTTAACACCCGGCGCTCGCGGCTGGACGATGCCAAGCTCAAGCGCCATTTCGTCCGGCAGTTCCGGCAAACTCAAAAGCAGACCGTAGGCGTAATATTTGAGCTGCCCGTTGTTCTCGACATCAACGACAACCCCTTCCCCGAACTTCAAGTCGCGCAAACGCAGGATGTCCGGACCAAGCACCGCGAAATCAACCGTGCCGTAAAAGCCCGGATGCGGCCTGGTCAACGGATCGTCCCCGATCCGTTCCTCGATCCACACCCGAACATCTTTGGACATGAACGTTCGGCATTCATCTACATAAATCTGAACGTCCGAAGGCGAAACATCATCGTTTTCCCCCTCACCGATTTTCAAGCCTTCAATCGTTTTGCCCGAGAATTCCCACGCCTCTTTGCCGGTACGCAGGCACTCCTCCGCGATTTTATGGGCTACAGTCCCCTGCTGCCGATACAGGGGTTGCTCGTCCTCGTTTGGCTTCGCCTCGCGGGCAAGCTTAAGGTAGCCGCCGCAGTTTGACCAGCGCACAAAGGTTGATGCACCAGTGGGTGAATGCGAGCTATTGGAGGGTTGCATCGCCGCGCTCCCTTTTCGCCATAATTGGCATCTGTTCAATTGCTCCCACAACCAGTGTAGTCCAGTCGTAAATCACGGACCGCCTCATTTCAACGGGCAAGGAAGAAATGGACGCGGACACAACAGATGCAAGCGCAGACAATGCGATAGACATTGGCAAGCCGTCAAGCAAAAGAACGATTTTTTCTGCGACTTTTCTAACTTCTTCTTCGTTCAATGCTTGGGTCATTTCTTCCCCGTCGCGGTAAGGTTTTTGAGCTCATCAAGAAACGACTGGCGATGAATCCTCGGAATATTACGAGCGACTCGTTGCTCGCGTGGAAATTGCTCCGTGTATTTCATGATCAATTCCGTGATCCCCGCCGGATTGTTGATTACCGCGTTTCGCTGGGAAATACTTTTGACCAAATCGTGGTCAGAAATGGGGTCATCCGCTGTTTTGGGCTTGGGCGCCGGTGTAGGCTTGGGCTCCGGTGCGAGCTTGGGCGCCGCTGTGAACCTGGGCTCCGGTGTGGGCTTGGGCGCCGGTTTGGGCGTAAGCCCCAATTCGAGCTGAACCTCCGTTTCAACCGTTTTGACTACCTCGGTTTTGAGGCCAAGCATTTGCGCAACCTTGGCCTCCGCCTGCCCGGCAATGCGATCAAGAATGGAAATTCCATCCTCTCCTTCTGCTACCGCAAAAGACAGTTCAACACGGACCTTCTTGGCCGGGACATAATCCCCCGCCCCTTTAACTCCGTTCTCGACTGAGACGGTACCGGATACGATGCTCATCTGATGCTCCCATCTAACGCTTCATGTACATTATGCGCCTTTCTCAGCGCGGATGCAAGAACTTTTTCCAGCACGCTCTTTGGCGCCACGAAAAGATCGGCTTGAACGGTGCGCTGTTGACCAAACCGATCAAGCCGGTCAACCGCCTGCACGTTGTTCCCCGGCACCCAATCAGGCTCCGCCAAAATCGCCCTGGCCGACACATGCTGAAGCTCGTCTACGCCGGTTCCAAGCGACAAAGTGTTACCGATTATTATTTGTGCTTCGCCGTGAACAAACGCCGTCTTGGCAAACTCGCGCCCCTTCGCATCGGTGCTACCGTCGATACGAACGACGCCATATTTCTCAAACCGGTGCTGAAACAGGTCAAGCACGTCCTTGTGCCACGCGAACACAACGAGCTTGGTTTCCCCGCCGTCCATGAGCATATCTACGTAGTCGGCCACCTGCGGGGCGATTGCAAGCCCCATTTGATGCCGGACCTGCGCTATATGGCCAAGAATTTTCACGTCGTGCGGATCGAAATTGTCCGGATCGATGCCGAGCAGGCTTTCCGCCGCCAAGGCGTCTCGTACCGGGCCGGTTTCGACGACACGTACAATGTCATACTGTGGCAATTTCAACTGCGTCAGTACGTCGCGTTTCAAATGCCGCGCCATGAAATTCGCGCGCATGCGGAATTGCAATTCGGCGCGCCGCCCAACGCGCTCATCTGTGTACTGATACCGCGTTCCATCTTTTCGCACGCCAATCTGGCGAATGGATGGATTGAACCTACGTTCGAACGCATCCTGGGACATGAAATCGAATGCATCCCAGCATATGTTCCGGCCAAGAACATAAGCTTCTTTTGGCCTATTGGGAAGCGGCGTACCGGTGAGCGCGAGCACGGCGCCGCATTTGGTGGCCAAGGCATCGAACAGTTTTTCCTTGCTTTTAGGTGTGTGGTAAGTGCCCGTGGCAAAATCCCCGAAAATCGCTCTTGTGCGAGCCGTGTCCGGCGTCTTGAGGGCGTGCGCCTCGTCGAGCACCAGAAGATCGTAAGTTCCATGGGCAAGCGCCCGCCCGATTCCAGGCGAACGTGCGAGATTGTAGGACACGACGGTCCACTCCGCGTTAGGGTGCACGCCGCGTTTGCTATCGAGAACAGGATACACCATGAACGGATAGGTCATTGTTGACCACTCCCGAACGCGGTCAACCCATTGCAGCCGGATGCTGGCCGGACAGATCACAAGAACGCGCCTGGCCTTGATCTCGTTCGCAAAACAAATCGCCTCCATGGTCTTGCCGAGGCCGGGCTCGTCGGCAGACAGTCCACCCCCGCGCGCCAGCAGGTATTCGACGCTGGCCTTCTGGTACGGGGCCAGCTCTTTATCCGGCGGGCACGCAATGTGCGCGTCACTGCTTATCGCGCTGCTCGCCTTGTACGCCGCCACGATATGCTTAAGTTTTTCTGCCGCACTGGGGGTTGCATACCCATGAAATGGCGCGGCGGTATAGGGATCGTTACAGTACGCAACGTTCTTCCCTATATTCATGCCGTAATCGCGCATAAGCTCCGTGTTGGACGGGCCCTCCGGCGCCCTATCCAGTGTGAACAATCCGCTAGCTTCGGAAAAATCGAGAATCATGTGATGCCAAGCTGGCGTGCCCGGGCGATGAACGCCTGTTCCGCGCCATGGGGTAAGAAAAAATTTAACATCAGATCGGGGTACGGCTCCACATTTTCCAAATCGGGCCACGTCAGCCCGGTCTGCGCCATGTTCTTGCCCAACTCGGACACAAGGAGGCGGCGATCCACTTCTTTTATTTCCGGCGCCCATGGAAACGTTAAATTAAAACGCGCGGCAATCGCCCTTTCCAACCGAGCCTCAACCTCGCGAAAAGACAGAACCTCGCCGTCCACACAATACATGGCAGACTTGATCGGGCTTGCCACGTCGGGCAGATACGCCTCTGCCGCGTCGTGAAACAGCGCTTGCGCCGCATACTTTTCCGGCACCAAATGCGACGCCGCGACGCAATGCTCCGCCACGGAATAGAAACGCATACAATGCCCGGTGAACCGGCACTTCATTGACAGTGCATGGGCGATGTCTTCGAGTTTAATATCTTCCGGGCGCGGATCAAGCGGCCAAAATTGTTGTCCGACGTACGTCAATATCCAACTCGCCGGATGACGCTCTCCCATTCTTCGCTCCATTTGCTCCCCATCGTATCACGGTTTGGCGCCGGGACAACCGGGAAAGACCGCCCGTGGTTAAAATGCTTTCGGGTCAAACCCATGTATCTTGCAAACAGCCTCTGCCAACTTCTGGAACCGCCTGCCGTGCGCGGTTTTTCGATACAGCTGATACTCTCTTACATGCACCATTTCGTGCGCCATCGTCTCGATCATGGTTTGCAGCGTCGAATTTTTGTTGGCTGACAACTCGATTATGTGTGTTCCTTCGGTAAACTCATGCGTGCCAAGTTCATTGACCGAGCGGCTGACCTTGAAAATCAGTTCCGACGCGGGGGGCAATTTCCACCGGCAAAATGGCGGGGTGGCCCTGAGCGCGCTATAAAGCATGCTCATGAGATTTGGCGTTACTGCTATCATTTGCTCTTGTCCCCGTCTTGAAAATCCAATACACCCATGCTAACCAGGAAAAAGGTATGGGAGAAATCATGCATACATTGGGCCAGCGCGCCCGTCAATGGGCAGCGCGAATTCCCGTTTTTCCATGCGTGCAAAACGGCAAGAAGCCCGCCACGGCGAACGGTTTTAAGGTTGCGACGCGGGACGCCGCGCAAATCGACGCATGGTGGTCCGAAAACCCCGAATACAATATCGGGGCAAGTCCGCATGACGCGGGATGTTTTGTTCTCGATATAGATGGGGAGGCGGGGGAGGCGTCCTTCCGGGAACTGATCGCCACGCATGGCGCGCTTCCGGACACGTATGAGGTGCGCACGCCGCGCGGCGGGCGGCATCTTTGGTTCAGGGGCTCGCTTCCTTCGAGCGTGGGCCGAATGGGAAAGAACCTCGATATCCGTGGCCAAGGAGGATACGTTCTTCTGCCGCCATCCGTCGTGAACGGCACGGAATATTCCTCCAATGGCGTCGGCATGGAAGACGCGGCCGAAGCACCGGACTGGCTAACCGCCTTGGCCGGAACGGTGCGAGAACCGAAAACCGTTGCATCCCCGATCACGTTGGACCTTGCGTGCAACATGGACGCAGCCAAAACCGCGTTGCGGAATCTTGTCGCGGCGGGCAAGGCCGCCATAGAGGGCAGCGGCAGCGACGCAAACATGTTCGCGACATTCTGCCTGATGCGCGATCTCGGCATATCGGAAGAAACGGCCATCGGGCTTGTGATAAACGAATACGTACCCCACTGCGTCGGGGTTTTCACGCCCGATTGGATCGCGCTCAAGGCGCGGAATGCGTACGAGTATGCCCAGAACGACGCAGGAGCGTTGGCATCCAGGGAAACATTCGGGGAAGACGCCCCGACACTTTTCGTTTCCAGTGGAGAATTCGTTCGCGAATTCAGGCCTCCCGACTACCTTCTCTACCCGATTTTGCAGCGCGGTTTCTTGTATTCCCTCACCGCACAGACCGGCGGAGGCAAGACCGCGATCCTGCTTCTTCTCGCGGCAAACGTGGCATTGGGCCTTCCATTCGGAGGGGGACCAGTGGAAACCGGGCGCGTCGCCTATTTCGCGGGCGAAAATCCGGATGAAATCCGGATGCGATGGATGGCCATGGCGGACAGAATGGGTTTCGATCCGGAAACGACGAACGTATATTTCATTCCGGGTCGATTCAGCCTCGCGGGAATGAGCGAGCGCATTCGCAAAGAAGCGGAGAAGTTAGGCGGATTCGCGCTCGTCGTGGTGGACACAAGCGCCGCATATTTCGAGGGCTCCGAAGAAAACAGCAACATAGAAATGCGAGACCACGCGCATTTTCTCCGCGCCCTTACCGCGATACCTGGGAATCCATCAGTGGTGGCTGCGTGCCATCCGGTGAAGAACGCTGGCGAGGACAACCTGTTGCCGCGCGGGGGCGGTTCGTTCATCGCGGAAATGGACGGCAATCTGACTTCCGTGTACGACCGGTTGACCCGGATCGCAACGGTGCATTGGCAGGGAAAATTTCGCGGCCCCGAATTCGAGCCGCTATCGTTCGAGCTGCTGGCGGTCACGGCAGACCGGCTAAGGGACACGTACAATCGGCAAATCTACACCGTGGTCGCAAGCGCGATGACCCCAAAAGAACTGGTACACCGGGAAGAAGAAATGCAGCGCGCCCGCAACGATCTCATGGTGACCGCCGCCGGAATGCCCGGCGAGACCCTTTCCGCGATGGCGGCAAAGCTGGGATGGACCCTAGGCAACGGCGAGCCAAACGCCACGAAGGCACACCGCATATTCCGAGCGCTCATGAAGGACAAGCTGGCCGTGAAATTCCGGAACACTTGGCGCCTCACCAAAAAAGGCGAGGATGAGGCCGCCAGTCTTTTCCGCCGGGTCAGGGATTCCGGGCCGGTTCCTTCGTACGGATGATCACCGAAGACCAATCCACCCCAACCATGCAGCGGAGAAGCCGGAAAAGGTGTGGTATGTTTTGCGTTTCTTCCGGCGTATGGTGGTTCCGGTAGCCCGCGCTTATGTTGGTGCATTCCGGCACCAAGCTGGTATATTCGTGGGAATCCGACGGCCCACCCGTGTCATCGGCCCGATAACCGGGCATGCCGTTGCGCGCCATTTCCGCCGACAGGGACCCCGCGAAAGCGTCGCTCGCCGTTCTGAGATTGCACTGATGTGTCACTATTGAGTTTAATCCGTGGCGATCAAACGAGATCATCGCCTCGATACCGCTGACCGTTTCCGGCTCGTTCTCCACGATCCACCGTGAGCCCAGGCAGCCATGCTCCTCGTCCCGGTGAAAAATGTACAGGCCGGGAACCCGGCATATGATCATCTGCCGCATCAACCAGAGACCCGCGCCATCGTCCGCTCCCAGACAAGTCGATTTGGAGACCCTGGCCAGGGAAACGACATCGCCTTTGATGATGCGCTGTTTTCCACCCTTGTCATGCACCGTGTCGGTGTGACAAGAAAAAGCGATTCGCGGCTTTTGCCCGACACGCACGGTGTAGTTTCCGTACGCGTCGCGGCACGATCCGGGCAAACTGGCCACATAGGTCAACACGACGCGCCGTTCTTCCCGCGACCGCGCCGGTCTTTTTGTTGACAGAATCTCGAAAAGTTCCTCTTTCATGTGGTCACCCCCGGAAAAAGCAAACCGTTATGTTCATCGGCGGGTATCCTCCCACCAATACGGAAAAACCCCCCATCATCCGACACCGAGAGGTCATCGATGTACGGCATGACAAACCCGCCGTCGTACGGAATCTTGAGAAGCCGGGCACCACGCATGCTGCCCCGTGTGTATCCCAGGGCTTCAAGCATGTGGCGCAATGGCAAATCCGCGCCGTAAATGATTCCGTGCCTCAAGCGTTCGGGCCAACAAAGGCATCGCGCAACGATGCGTTCCTTGGTGGAATTGTGAATGAATGCGACCGCCAAATCCCCCGCCCCATAAACCCGGACCGGATGAATCCCACTTTCAAAGTGTTCCGGACCATAGGACATGCATGACGTGGGAAAATGCCGACCATTAATGGTGGGTTTTCCCCAAGTGTACACGGCCTCTATATCATCGGGCGTGCGCGCGAATTCCACCACGACCGGATTGTCCCGCTTTTCCACCAATTCCCGAAACTCTTTTCCGCCTCCAAAATATTCTTCCACATTCATCTGCCCGATTGGAGTAATAACCCACCAATGGCCCCGCAGCGGCACAACACGCCATTCGCGGCCCTTCAAGGCGAGCGCACCGGCTTGCGCCGCGAGCTTGCCAGTCATGAAGCCTGTTGCCGCGACGCCGACACTCTGATACACGCGCACTCCGGGACACCTCGCGCGTTCCCACGCGCCGGAGGTACGTACCTCCAGCGTATAGGCGACAATTTTTCCGTTTCTCCCGCTCATTCCGGTTTATCCAGAAGCCATGCATCATAGATGGCCACGAAAGCCTCCACCAAAATGCGATCTTCTTCAGGCACGTCATTATAGTCGCAGTAGCCGTTCGCCATGCGCATGGGGCATGAATGCCAAGAATGAAGGCCCCAAGCCTTGATGGCCCGTTTCCGGGCCTCGGGCGTCCGACAGATACCCTTGAGCGGGTCCTTCCGGTATTCCTCCCAGACACGGCCGTCCGGCATTATCGCCCCATCCAAACGGGCGCCCCGAAGATTGGCGGTTTCGAGATATGCGCCCCGAAGATTGGCGCCCCTAAGGTCGGCGTCCCGGAGTTTCGCATGCCGGAGCCGGGTGTCGCGAAGATCGGCGTCCCGAAGATCGGCGTCACAGAAATTCGTATCCTGAAGCCTGGCACCACGGAAATTCTTTCCCCGGAGCTGGGTATCCTGAAAATCAG